ACGGCGACCCGAACGCTTCCGCACGAAGACCCATCCCCGACGGAAACGCCCCGTTCGGCCAACCAGGCGGCCTACGACAGCGATCTACGCAATTTCAGACGATAAGGCCGGACTGCGTAAAGTAATATTTACTTTATAAAAGAACACTAAAACATTTTTGTAAACTATAAAAATTATGGCAAAAATCGAAAACCCTAAAAACTACACCGGACGCGACCTCGAAACGATCTTTTTTCGGCCGATGCTGAGCGGGTCGGACGCCGTCGACCTGGGCATCAAAATCCTGTACAACACCCCCGTTCCGACGACGCTCCAATTCTGGAAACGGGCGGGGGACATCCTGCAAAAATACACGGCGAGCGGCTGGAACGGAGGAGAAAGCGCAACCAAATTTCAAAAGCAGATCCAACTGTCTAAAGTAAAGGCGGAAGTCGGATACTCGGCCGACGACTACTTCAACATGGTTTACGAAACGATTGCCGGACGCAGCGACGTCAACCTGGACGACCTGTCCGGGACGGAACTGGAAGCCGCCGAAACGTCCCTGTTCCGGGAAGCCGTCGCGGAAAGCATCCGTGCGACGATGTGGCTCGGGGACACCGAACGCAACGGGCAGTTGGCAACCTTCGACGGATTCGTCAAACGCCTGCTCGCGGACAGCGGGCCCGGTGAAAACGACGTACCCTGCTTCTACCTGCCGGAAAATTTTGCCGGCAACAGCGAAACCGACGCTGCCGAAAAAGTGTTCAAGAAGCTGTGGGAAGATGCGCCGGAAGTTCTGAAAGCGTTCAAACCGCAAGGCAATCTGGTTTATCTGGTAACGTCGGATATCTATGCCAGATACGAGGAAGAACTCGATAACGTGGTACTCGAATCGGCTTATCTCGCCAAGCAAAACGGACGCGAAGCGCTCTCATACCGAGGGATACCGGTAATCGACATCCAAGTAACGCCTTACCTGAAAACGTGCGGGGACATGCCGCAGACGTTCGCGCTGCTCACCGACCGTAGAAATCTGGCGATCGCGGTCAACACGGCCGACTTCCCGGGAACCGAAATCCGGATGTGGTACAATCCCGATCAGATGGAAAACCGACAACGGGCCATCTTTATGGCCGGATGCGACTACCTGCTCCCCGAAATGGTTTCGATGGCGGTCGGAGGCATCTCCGCGACACTGTCCTCGGACGGCATCGACGCTTCGGGCGGAGCGGTCAGCATCACCGTAAAAGGATACCGCGCCGTGAACAGCCTAACGGCGCAGGGACTCGCAAACGACGACAGCCCGGTAGGAGAAGCCGTCCCGCTGACCGGGGAACAGGGCGTTTTCGGCGGAACGCTGACCGGAAGCGGTATTGTCAAAATCCGCTGCACCGTCACCTACCTCAACGGGGAGAGCGGAGAATTCATCATCCAGTAATCAACCGATAAAACAGACCGATTATGTCATTGTCAAATTACGCCCGATCCAGAAGCCGACGAAACGGAGGGATCCGCCTGATCGGACTGGTCGAACAGAGCGACGTGGCCGAAGTGACCTACGCGAGCGCGGAGAAAGGATACTCCGCGATCCGGCTCGACGAAGACTGTTATTTTTCGAAATACGAATTCCGGGAAGATGAAGCCGAATACCGGGAGACCGTTTCGGTCGTCAACGGGGCGCAGGTCGTCACCCACGAGCTGATCTTCACGCTCGATAAGATGGGCAACGACAGCTCCCCGGCGATCACCTCGATCGCCGACGCCGCACGCAACGGGCTGATCGCCCTGCTGACGACTCCGAACGGGGATTCGTTCTTGGTGGGCTACTCCGTCGAGTTCGAAAAAGAACGGCCGCTGAGACTCGTTTCGGCCAACGGAACGACCGGAAAACAGCTTGCCGAAGGAACGAACGAAGTCATCACGCTGCGCAGCCAAGACGTTTCGAAAGCCAAACCGTTCTTCGGGGATATGGAAACGCTGTTCTCCGCAGCCGGATAGCAATCGAAACCAACGGGAAACGGGAGCCGGCAACGAACGCTCTCCTGTTTCCCGTTGAGAAAAACTCATTCCGATGAAAACGAAAAATACATCCAGAAACCTGTATGTGCGCGGGAATACGGTCAATCCGTTCGCAGCGGCCGGCCCCGACAAGGCGGGAAACGAACGTTACTGGCGATGGGGATCGGACAACCTGTTCCCGAATGCCCTGGCGCTGATGTCGCGCCGGTCGCCCACACACCGGAGAATCATCAACGACAAAGCGGATTACATCTCGGGCAAAGGATTCACCTGCGATCCGGAACGCCGAACGCTGGCGGCCATCGCGGAACGGGCGAACGGGGCCGGAGAATCGCTGCGCGTGATCCTCAATAAACTGGCATTCGACAAATCGCTGTTCGGAAACGCATTTCTCGAAATAGCGACCGACCCGGACGAAACATCCCTGTCGCTGTTCCACCAGGACGCCTCGCGGTGCCGGGTCGCACGGGACGGAACGCACATCTTGCTGCACCACGACTGGACCGCATTCACATTGCAGCAGGCCAAATCGCTGCCGCTCTACCCGGTATTCGAACCGGCCCCGGACGGGACGCTGCGGTCGATCGTTCATTATAAAGACTACGAACCGATGTTCGAACATTACGGACTGCCGGCCTACATCGCCGGACTGAACGTATCGGCGATCGCCTACAAGACCGACCAATGGAACATCAGCCGGTTGGACAACTCGTTCCAACTGTCGGGTATCATGGTGCTGGACGGAGACGTGGATAACGAACAGGACGCTTACGACATCATCTCGGCCGCAGAAAAACGATTCGCCGGAAAACCGGGACAGGTAATGTTCATGGTCAAAAACACCGAAGAGACGGACAACTCGAAATTCGTACCCATCGCCTCGGCCAACGAGGGAGACTGGAAACTGCTGCACGACCAGGCTACGTCGGACATCGTGGTCGCACATTCGTGGTTCCGGTCGCTGAGCGGACTGGACTATACGACCGGATTCAACGCCGAACGCATCCTGCACGAATATGAAATCGCCCTGAACACGCTGATTCTCGGAGAACAGCAGGAACTGCTGGAACCGATCCGGACGGTCATCGAACGCTGTCTGCACTGCGAGGCGTCGTCGTTGCAAGTCATCAACCGCCCTCCCACCCGATCGAAACCGCTGTACATGAAAGTGTGGGAAGCCCGCAAAAACGACGGGCTGAGCTACGACCCGGACGATCCGGAACAAAACCTCTACCTGGCGCAGATCACCAAATACGCGCTCCGCAACATCGACTAAACACGCAAAGACATGACCGACTTACTGATTACCGCCGCCGAAGTGCTGGAAACGGCCTTCCCGTCGAACGAATACGTTCCGGAAGGGATGATCGTCCCGGCCCGAATCGAAACGGCGCAACTGGGATTCCTGCGCCCGGTATTCGGCAAACTGTACGACAAACTGGGCGAAGAACCGTACGCGGCTTTTTGCCGGACGTATATAAAGCCCGCGCTGGCTTACTACGTACGCTACCTGATGGTAGACGAACAGTGCGCCGCGATCGGTGCGGCCGGCGTCCGGCAGAACAAATCCGCCTACACGGAAGCCGTCCCGGACAGCCGGCTGCACCGGCTGCGCAGGCAGGCGCGCAACGATGCCGACACGCTGCTGGACAAGGCGATCGACTACGTGGAAAACAATCCGGCGATGTTCCCGGAATACGACCCGAAAGAAAATATCCGCCGCCGGGTCTTGATAAAAGGCGGATTCATTCTGTAAAAACGCCTCGTATGAAACAAATGATCGGAACGATCTCTTCGGTCGCGGCCCTGTTCGCGCCGGTGCAACCGCTGGTATGCTGCGCGCTGGCATTCGTATGCGTCGATTTCGCAACGGGCGTCGCGGCGAGCTACAAACGCGCCGGACGCATGAAACGCCCGTGGGCCTTCGAAAGCGACAAGGCATGGAGAACCGTCTACAAGCTGGTCTTCGTCACGGTAGGCATCGCGATGACGTGGCTGATCGACACCTGCATCCTCCCGTTCGCAGGGCTGCGCCTGGCCAACCTGTTCACAGGATTCGTCTGCGGCGTGGAGCTGTGGAGCTACCTGGAGAATGCAGCCGAAATATCGGAACACCCGCTATTCCGGAAACTAAAAAAATACATGAAACAGGAAATCGACCGAAAACTCGAAAAAGATTCGCTATGATCTACGAAAACAAAGTCCCGCCGGCATTCGCCGGTAAAGTAAAACAAATCGCGGCCCGACTCGGCGTCAACCCGGATCACCTGATGGCGATCATGTGGAGCGAAAGCCGCCTCGATCCCTCGGCGCGGA